AAACTGATCCTTGCCGAGTGGGTAGTGCAGAGCCACAACCGTCTTGTCTCTGAGTACGACCTTGGTGACTGGCTCTCCTGTAAGAGGCTTCACCTCGATGAGCCCCTCGACGTCAACAGTGATGTCGTTGGCCGCCTGACACGTCGGGCAGGAGATGCCCTCGTACTCCCTCTCGATGCCGAAGGTGGCGAGGATGATCTCCTTGAACAGCAGCTCGCGATCAGCGACCAGGAGGTCACCGAGTACGAGCGCACTGTTGACGATCGTGACCTTGGTGTCACCGACGCTCTCGACGGCCCGCTTGAGTACGAGGTCGACAAGATCGGTGTAGTAGCTCGGCGACCCTTCCTTCAACCGAGCCATGGCTTCTTCGTCAGCTCCGTTCAGTTCCCGCACCTCAGCTCGAAGCTGACGCTCCTCGTCCTCCCCGGCGATACCCCACATGAGCATGAGGTGGCCGGGGGAGGGCGATTCGATCTGCGGGATGTCCGGTTCCGATGCAGCCGCGAACGATGCAACGGCGTCCTCCATGGTCGCTGTATCGAACAGCGAGTCCTCCAGTACTTTCTCCATTGGTGTGCTCCCTAGACGCCGATGTTGGTGGGCTTGGCCTCATCCCCGAAGTAGGCGTCGAACCCTTCGTGGTGGACGGTCATGTTCGTGACCAGGATCGAGTTGTCACCAGCGTTGAGGTCGTTGAAGACGATCGCTCCCGGCCAGCAGTTGTACACCTTGAACGCAGCCCCGGCGTTGCTGTTGGAGTTCATGCCTCCACTGCCGGAGTCCGTCGCCAGGGTCTTGCCCTTGGTGATCGGGTGGTTCAGCACACGGATGACGAGGTCGCAGCGGAAGTCCTCGTCCCACGCAGCGTTGCCGGAGCCCCACTGCACAGCGAAGATGTTCTTGAACCACTCCATCTGAGCGTTCTTGTTCACACCAGAGAACACACCGGACACGAGCGTGAGCGGGCTCACGTCACTCTGTCCGGGCATCTTCCTTGTGATGGTGTTGTCGCCGCCCTCGCGGTACGGGATCATGTCGGTCTGGATGCCGAGGCCAGCAACGGACATGAAGCCCATCGAGGCGAAGGGCGCCGTGATCCTGTCGGGGCCGCCGACGAAGTCGACCTTGAATCGGAAGTTGCGCAACGGGTCACGCTGCGAGGGCTTTGTTGCCCTGATGGGTGCATTGTCACTGGGCATTGAAGCCTCCTCAGATTCGGACGGTGGCTTCGGCACCACCGTCGTATTGGCCGATACTGATGATCACGAACTCGGCAGGTGTGAGTGGAGCGATGCCGACCTCGACGTTGACTGCCCCCTGCTCGATGGTGGCAGGGGTGTTGTTCGACCCGTCGCACTTGACGTAGAACGCCTCGCCGGGACCGTTGCCTCGAAGACCACCTGCCTGCCAGACCGTGCCGAGGTAGCGCGAGCACACCGCCGCCACACGACCCCAGAGCCGTTCATCGTTGTTCTCGAAGATGGCGAACTGCGTCGAAGCCTTGAGGGTCTCGGTGATCTCCATGACCGTGCGACGCACGTTCACGTAGCGATCGAGGCCGGACTTCTTCGTCGTGCGTGCACCCATGACCACGATGCCAGCGCCCCGGATGGAGCGGATGGCGTTGATGTGGTTGTTGTTGAGTGACGTCAGGTCAGCAGCGGTGAGGAGGCGCTCTGGAGCAACTGCTCCAGCGATGCTCGCCGTCAGACCGGCCGGAGCCTTCCACGGGCCGACGGTGACGTCGGTCGACATCATGAGCCCGGCGAGCGCACCACCCGGAGGACGCAGCACCGTGCGGCCAGGGATGCCGCTGCCGATGGCTGGCATGTGCACGTGCGGGTAGTAGACCGCTGCGAACGAGGCCACGTTCCCGCCGAGCGCACTGAGGTTGAGGTCGGTGTTGAGGAACGTGAGCGCAGCAGCCGGGGTGAGCCCGGCAGCGGTGTCGACGACCACGAACATGTCGCCCCGAGCCGCCGCCGTGGTGATGGCGTCCTTGATGGTCCCTGGCGTGTTGACACCGGGGAGGTTGAGGATGAACGGCCCGTTGAAGGTCTCGTACGACGCCAGCGCCGCTGCATAGGCCGTGGACTCTGTGTACGGGGTGGTGTAGACGCCGTCCACACCGGGAGTCCCAGGGGCCGCACCGAAGATGTTGCCGCCGACCACCGTGCTCGGCATGGGCTGCACGGCCGGGGTGGCCGGGTTGTAGCTCTGCCCCGAGAAGGTGACGAGCTGCGAGCCCGTCGCACTCGGAGCGTTGGCGATGGAGTACAGATAGCGAGACGACGATGGGTTGAGCGTGACGTCGATCCATTGGTCGACGAGGTACTCGGTGTTGCGCTTGGCCGGGTCGAAGGTCGTGCCGGTCGGGACTCGGAACAGGGCGACATCGAAGCGCTTGTTGGTGGCGTCACGCGTGTAGGTCACCAGGCGGAGGTTGTTCCCCCAGACGCCGGGGCTCGTCGCCGTGACGGTGAACAGCGGTGTGCCCGACGTGTTGGGTGCCGTGGAGTCGAACACGTCGAGGTCCGCTGGCACAGCGTTCGCACCAGCGATGCGGGTGATGTACGCCTGCCGTCCCCCGTTGCCGAAGAAGTCGTTCACGGCCATGTGCAGGTCGGTGTAGTCCGTCCCGAACAGGGTCGTGAAGCTGGCCCACGACGTCACCAACGTCGGGGTGACCGGCCCCTGGGACGAGCGGCCGATGAAGGCGGCACTCGTGGTGGTGGTCTGGGATGTGGCCGATGCCGGGCGGAAGAGCCGCTCCGACACCTGTACCGAGGGATAGTAGCTGTCGCTCACAGTGAGTCCTTTCGAGCTGTTGATACGTAAGTCTCCGAGAAGGTGCTCCTAAGCATCAGCGGTCGTGTCCCACCATGCGTACTCTTCTCCATCCTGTATGCCCCTCAGTGAGAACCCGACCTGCAGCACACGGAGGTACTCGGCCGGATCCGTGACGGGCTGGTGCGCCGAGATCTTGAGTGTGTAGACCTTCCTGAACACCGGCTTGCCCTCGGGGTCGAGGTAGTCGGAGCGAGTCGAGCCCATGTTGTCGAGCCACCGCTGGGTGTCGTCGGCGGGCACGTGCAGCGCTCCGAGGTTGTTCAGCGGGAGGTACTGGTACGAGAGGAGCTGAGCCGTGATGCGGCGGTCCTGGCGGGCGTACCGGCAGTGCGTAGCGACTTGGTAGTACAGGTCGTACGGCTGGAAGAGGATCGTCTTCGCATAGGGAGCTGCCGGGTCGAGTCCGGCGACGCCGATCATCTCTGCGTACTCGGCGAAGGTCGGCGCTGTCGACGGCCACCAATCGACGTCCACCGTCTGCAAGGAGTGCGTGCGGTCCGCAGCGAACACAACATCGATGAGGTCGATCGTGATGAACGGGAAGATGGCCTCGCGCTCGGTCGAGGGCATCCCGAACCACACCTTCACCCGTTGGTGGCCCTCCTCCAGGGAGGGATCCGGCACGGTGAGGCTGGAGAGCTTTGCCTTGAGCGCCTCGTCCTCTGCGAGTAGGAACCCGACGTCAGCCACGCTGGTTCACCGCTTTGTCCCACGCGAGGCGAGCGGCGGTGGTGGATTGAGCGATGCCCTGGCGGAAGACCGGCTGCATCTGGACACCGGGGGCGCCGTACTCGCGAGCAGCATCCTCCTCGTCGAGGTCGACGTAGATCGTGTCCCCGTCGAACTTGACGTCCACCGGGTGACCAACGGTGCGCTCCAGCGCTACAGCGACCTTGTCGACCATCGCATCGACTCCGGCCATGAACAGGTCAAGCGTGTCGTCGTCGTTCAATCCGCCGCACATCGCGGCAATGAACTCGTCGTTGAACGAGACCAGGGCCATTCGTCTGGGCCTTCCGTTGGGTTGAGCTTCTGGGGAGCAGGTCGCTTGTCCTGACTCGAATCCCAGAGTAGTGCCACAGCAAGAGGAGGGTGAGCCTTGAGGTCAGGCCGCCACCCATGCAGTCCCGTTGTAGAACTGGATCGCACCCGTGGTGCTCGACTTCCACCTGTCTCCGTACACATACGGGGCGAGGGGGAGCGCTGGGCTCGTGGTGGCGCGAGCGGGCCGGTAGGTCGTCGTGAGGAGCTGTCGCGCCAGGACGCCCTGTGCCGTCGTGGACGGGGCGATGCCCACGCCCTTGCGCCACAGGAAGCCCGACGTCCACCCTGGAAGGTTCTTGAGGACTTGGAACGGCGTCGTGTTAACCGCTCCGACCTGCGTCGTCGTCGAGCCGGTGATCGAGGCGAGCTGCGTTCCCATCGTGCTGTACACGCCCACCCTGATCGTGGCGGCCGTGCGATCG